TAATGCACGATGACACTGATGTTTATATGACTCAATATCCTTTCCTTTCAATAGGAAGTACCTCTGGAATTGGTACTTTTGGATCTGAGTACAGTGGATCAAATCTTCTACTCAAGTTTTATCCAGATGCTGGAATTTCTGACAATATATCTGTACAAGTTTACAGTGAAATTATTCAATCTGAAATAGATCTTACAAATATTCCACAAGACCTAACATATGGTTCTGTAACTGAAAGTTTAATTCCTTCTCTATACAACTCAATAAACGGAAATAGAGTAAATAAAACAGATTTTGATTTAAAATATTCTGGAATACCAATTTTTGCCAAAACATTTGATCCTTCAGATCCTACAGTACTAGATTTATCGACAGGTATATTCACAATACCAGATCACTTCTTTAATACTGGTGAAAGACTTATCTATGAACCAGGGTCAACTTTTACAAGTATTGGAGGAACTTCAATTCAAGTAGGAGCAGTTGGACTATCCACAGAAGTTTACGCTATTAGACTTAACAGCGATCAATTCCAATTAGCATCTAGTAAATCTAATGCACAATCTGGAACTGAATTAACATTCAGTTCTTACGGTGGCGGCAATGCCCATCTTCTTGAAATGTATAAGAAGATGGAAAAATCAGTTATCTCAATTGACGGTGTTGTACAGAGTCCAATATCTTATACACCAATTAATTATACTTTAACTGATAATAACGGTCAAATTGGTGCAGCATCTACATATTTCTCAATTACTGGTATTTCTTCTATTCTGCCTGGAGATATTCTGAAAATTGATGATGAATTTGTAAAAGTTGAAGCTGTTGGTTTAGGTACAACTGCAGTTGGTCCAATTACTGGGACAGGAACATTTAATATTGTTAAATCTCAAAGAGGATTTGTTGGAACTCAAGCAACTACACATACTGATGGATCTACTGCAAGAATTTATCTTGGATCATTTAATATTGTTAAGAGTAAAATTCACTTTACTGAAGCACCAACTGGAAATACAACTGATATAGTTGATAATAGCAATATACCTTATGTAAGATCTTCTTTTGGTGGAAGAGTATTCCTTAGAGAAGATTATACGACCAACCAAATTTATGACAATATTTCTAAATCATTTACTGGTATTGGTCAAACTTACAGATTGACAGTTCAGGGTATTAATACAACTGGAATAGAAACTGGAAGTGGATTACTTTTCATCAACGATGTTTTCCAAACTCCTTCTACAGTTAACAATATTGGAAATAATTATAGTTTCATTGAAAATACTGGTATTTCTAGCGTAGTCTTTAGTGGAATTACCTCTTCTAATGGTCAACTTATTATTTCTGATTATGATGTAAATACTAATCAACTTCCTAGAGGAGGAATTATTATTTCTCTTGGTTCAACTTCTGGTCTAGGATTTGCTCCTCTTGTTGGTGCATCAGTAACAGCAGTTGTTTCTGGAGGTGCGATTACATCTGTTGGTTTAGGAACGACTGATATTGTTGGTTCTGGATATAGAGGAGTTGTTTCAATCGGTGTAACTGATCCTAGCCATACTGGAACTGCTGCAAATATTACAGCAACTGTTGGTGCTGGCGGAACCCTTACATTTAATGTTGTTTCTGGTGGAACTGGATATGTAAATCCTAGCATTAGAATACCTGAACCAACTTATGAAAATCTAGAAGTTGTTGGAGTTTCAAGACTTGGTATTGGAAGTACAACAGAATGTGGGACTGGATTACTTGTTACTTTAGATGTTGGAGCAAGTTCTACTACAGGAATAGGATCTACATTATTTGAAGTCACTTCATTTAAGATTTCTAGACCTGGATATGGATTTAGAGCAGGTGATGTAATTAAACCAGTTGGTCTCGTCACTGCACGTGGATTAGCATCTCCATTATCTAACTTCGAATTGACAGTGTTGGACATATTTACAGATTCATTCTCTGCTTGGCAATTTGGAGAATTAGATTTTATTGATTCAATTTCTTCAATGCAGGATGGAAGTAGAACTAGATTCCCACTTTATTATAATGGACAACTATTAAGTTTTGAAACAGATCCTGAAACTGAAATTGATTTAAATTCTGTTCTATTAATATTCGTAAATGGAGTAATACAGGAACCAGGTGTTCATTACCAATTTGAAGGTGGAACTTCTTTCATCTTTACCAGTGCTCCAACAGAGAATGATAATATTTCAATTTTCTTCTATAGAGGAACTCGTGGAGTAGATACTGTTCAAGTTGATATAAATGAAACTTTAAAGCAAGGTGATGAAGTTAAAATAGAGAAATTTAATAATGTTCTAGAACAATCTAATAGAACAATATTTAATATCACCACTTCAGATAAGATAGAAACTAACATTTATAGTGGTTTGGGTATTGATGAAAATGTTTATAGACCATTTAATTGGATCAAACAAAAAGTTGATAAGTATATTGGTGGAGAATATGTCTACAAGACTAGAGATTCTATTGAATCTCTGATTTATCCTACTGCTAGAATTATTGGAGACTTAACTACAGTATCCAGTGAAATATTTGTAGATGATGCACAGTTCTTTAACTATGAAGAGAATGAATCTGCAATTGTAATTAACAATGTTGACGCGATTATTGTAAATGGGTCTGATCCAGTTGCTGCTGCAATCACCGCAACAGTTTCTATTGCAGGGACAATTAGTGGATTGACTATTGTCAATGGTGGTTCTGGATATGTTGGTTCTTCAGTCACAGTTACATTCTCATCCCCACAATCAATTGGCGTCGGAGTTGGAACAACTGCTTCTGCAACATTGACAGTTACAAATGGATCTCTAACAACACCAGTAAACATTACAAATGCTGGATTTGGATATACTTATACAAAATCACCTCAAGTATTAGCGCCAACTGCAAATATTTCATATGAAAATGTATTAGATATATCCACAGTTCAGGGATCTTCTGGAATTATAACTGGAATTACTACAACAACTGGAAGTGGTTCACATCCTCTTGCTCTCAGATTCTTCTTAAATTCTAATTCCTTTACTGGATTAACGAATGGTTACCCAATTTATGTTTATGATACTGTCGTTGGATCTGGAGTTACATCAGTAAATGCTTCTAATCTATCCAAAGTTGGAGTTGGAACAACATTTGTAGATAATATTTACATTGTAAGAAACTTTACATTAGTAGGTGGTAATAATGCAAGATTTGATGCTGATATTCTTTCTACAACCACTGTTTCTGGTTTATCTACAACTGGTTCAACTGCAAGTCCTTGTGGTAGATTTTCTTGGGGACGTTTAAGTGGATTTGCGTCCAGAACGTCACCAATTTCTATTGGTGTAACTGGATTAACAATTGATTCTGGATTATCTACTTTCCCAACTATTCAAAGAAGAGGATATGGATTGAGAGATACTGGTGCCCTTAGAAAGGATCTTGGGTAGTATAAATATAGAAAAAAGCTATTAATATGGCGGCACTTGTAACCGATCAATTTAGGATATTAAACGCAGGAAATTTTGTAAACTCTGTTGTTGATACTTCTAATGCTTATTATGTATTTGTAGGTCTATCAAATCCAACTGAATCTGGATTTGGAAGAGATTCTGATTGGGATACAGATACTCCTAATCCAGTTGATAATATCGATTATCTAAATTTTGTTGGTGATAATATGATGTTTGGTAAGAAGGTTACTTCTGCCAATGTTAAAAGATTAATTAGAAGAATTGATTGGTCTAGGGGAACAAAATATGAAATGTATCGCCATGATTATAGTGTAACTAACTTATCTCCAATCACTAGTTCTTCCAGACTTTATGATGCCAACTATTATGTAATGAATAGCGAGTATAAAGTTTATATTTGTATAGATAATGGTTCATCTGGAATTTCTACAACTGGTAATGCATCTTTAGATGAACCAACATTTACCGACTTAGAACCATCTGCTGCAGGAGTAAGTGGAGATGGATATGTTTGGAAATATCTTTTTAGTGTATCACCAAGTGATATCATTAAGTTCGATTCTACTGAATATATAACACTTCCTAATGACTGGTCATCATCAACAAATGCTCAGATATCTGCTGTCAGAGACAATGGAAATTCTGATGAAAATTTAAATCAAATTAAAAAAGTTTACATTGATAATCAAGGTGCTGGATATTCTAACGGTGTTGGGCAAGAATTAAATATTATTGGGGATGGGAGTGGTGCTAAAGTAGTTGTTGATGTAGTGGGTGGAAAAATAACAAATGCTGTTATTTCTTCCGGTGGAAGTGGATATACTTTTGGAATGATTGATCTTGGATCAATCAGTGCTAGTTCATCAACAAAAGCAAATTTAATTCCGATTATTCCACCATCAAAGGGTCATGGATATGACATTTATAAAGAATTAGGTGCCGATAAAGTATTAGTTTATGCTAGATTTGATGATTCCACTAGAGACTTTCCCTCAGATACTATTTTTTCTCAGGTAGGAATAGTTAAAAATCCAACATCAGTCGGATCTACTTCTGTATTTACTGAAAATCAATTTTCTTCTTTAGGTGCAATCAAGTTTTCATCTACAACTGGCGATATTAGCGTTGGTGATGTAATATATCAGTCGGTGACTGGAGGAACTGCTAAGGGATATGCTGTTTCTTATGATACCGATACTAAGGTTTTAAAGTATGTACAAGACAGGTCTTTATTTTTAAATCAAACAACATTTGATACTACAGATTATATTGGAGTCTCCACTACAGCAGGTGTTTATAATTTCACCTCAAGTGCAAATGCAGTAACCAGTGATGGTGGATTTTCTGGTTCAATAGACACTGGTTTTACTGGCATTACAACAAATCCAACTGGAAACAAAATTATTTCACTTGGAACCCAATTTACAAATGGCATTGCAAATGCTGAGATAAATAAAGGGTCGGGGGATATAATTTATCTTGATAATAGACCTCAGATTACTAGAAATTCTAGACAAAAAGAAGACGTTAAAATTATCCTGGAATTTTAAAAAATGCCACAAAAAACGAATCTTAATATAAGTCCATATTATGATGACTTTGACAAATATAAGAACTTTTACAGAGTTTTATTTAAACCAGGATATCCAATTCAGGCGAGAGAATTAACATCTCTTCAATCTATTTTACAAAATCAAGTAGAGTCCTTCGGTAGCCATATCTTTAAAGAGGGATCAATGGTGATCCCAGGCAACGTTAATTATGATAATCAATATTATTCAGTAAAATTAAATGCAGATCATCTTGGCATTGATGTATCTGTTTATGCGGATAAATTAGTAGGAAAGCGTCTTAGAGGTCAAACATCTGGAATCGTTGCGGTAGTAGATAAGTATTTAAATATTTCACAATCTGAAGGTATTACACATTTAACATTATTTGTTAAGTATTTACAGTCTGGTGATAACAATGAAGTTGCACAATTTACAGATGGTGAAGTATTAATTACAGAAGAATCATTTGTATATAGAAATACTCCAGTTAATGCTGGAGATACTGTAGCGACTCTTATTTCTCAAAGTGCAACTGCAATTGGAAATTGTGTAGGAATTGGTGCAGGTGTATATTTTATTAGAGGGACATTTGTAGACGTTGCTGCAGATAAATTAGTTTTAGATGCTTATAAAAATAATTCATCATATAGAGTAGGA